AGGACGAGATCAAGGCATCGGCCTCCGCGCTGAAAAACCTGATGGGCAGCCGGAAGCCCAACCCGGATTTCACACCCGACGAAAAGGTGGCCACCGGCGGCGACACGCGCGCCGCCATGCGCAAGCTGGCGCAGAGCCTTGGCAGCAAATGAGGCATTATTTATTTTTGAGCTTTTGAAAGGAGCATTATTATGCCTGCATCTCGCACTTTGTTTGACGCACACCTGATCACCGACCTGATCTCCAAGGCCAAGGGCCGCAGCTCTCTGGCCGCGCTGTCTCCGCAGATCCCGGTCGCCTTTAACGGCAACAAGGAGTTCGTGTTCAGCCTGGATTCCGACGTTGATGTTGTGGCCGAGAACGGCAAGAAGGGCCACGGCGGCTTTACGCTGGAGCCCATCACCATGGTGCCCATCAAGGTGGAATACGGCGCACGCGTTTCTGACGAGTTCATGATCGCCAGCGAGGAAGAGAAGGTGGACATTCTCACCGCCTTCAACGATGGCTTTGCGAAGAAGCTGGCCGCCGGCTTGGACAAGATGGCCATGCACGGCATCAACCCGCGCACCGGCACGGCCAGCACCGTGATCGGCGACAACAACTTCGACGCCAAGGTCACCCAGACCGTGAAGTTCGATGCCGCCAAGCCGGACGACAACCTCGAGGCCGCGATTGCGCTGGTGGAAGGCGCGGACGGCGACACCAGCGGCCTGGTGATCTCTCCCACCGTGCGCACCGCGCTGGCCGCGCGCACTGATTCGGAGGGCAATAAGCTGTACCCCGAGTTCATGTTCGGCGGCAAGCCCGCATCTCTGGGCGCCAACACGCTGGAGATCAACAAGACCGTGTCCGCCGCCGTGGATGGCTCCACGGTGGATCAGGCGCTGGTGGGCGACTTCGCGAACATGTTCAAGTGGGGCTACGGCAAGGAAGTCTGGATGGATGTGATCGAGTACGGCGACCCGGACAACACCGGCACCGACCTGAAGGGCCACAACCAGGTATATCTGCGCTGCGAGGCGTACATCGGCTGGGCCATCTTCGACCCCGCTTCCTTCGCGCGCGTGATCGCGTAAAGCGTATGGAGTACCGCAACCGAAAGACCGGCTTTGTCTTTTCGACTGAAAGTGAAGTAACAGGGGCGGACTGGGTCGCCGTGGATTCAAAATCGGCAGCGGCGCAGACGCCCCTTTCTGCTGCGCCCGAAACCGGCAAGGCGAAGCCCAAAAAGGCGGTGAAGCCCAGAAAGGCGGCAAATAATGGCAAGTAGTTTTGCGACCACGGACGATCTGGCCGCGCTCTGGCGGCCCCTGACCGCCGAGGAAACCGCCCGCGCCGAGGCGCTGCTGCCGGTGATCTCGGACGCGCTGCGCGAGCACGCACGCCGCGCCGGGAAAGATCTGGACGAGAGCATCGCGGCCAGCGCGCCCTACGCGAACGTGGTCAAGCTGGTCACGGTGAACGTGCTTTCCCGCACGCTGCTCACATCCACCAGCGGCGACCTGATCAGCCAGGCGAGCCAGACCACCGGGCCGTACACGGTCAGCAACACCTACGCGAACCCCACGCGGGATGTGCTGATCTACCAGAACGACCTGAAGGAGCTGGGCCTCAAGCGGCAACGATACGGGGTGGTGGATTTCTATGGCGATGATTAAAGGCGAGCCGGTGACCCTGTACGAGCGCACCGCCAGCGGCGCCGACGCGCTGGGTGTGCCGGTGTACGAAACAACCCCCGTGACGATCGACAACGTGCTGATCGCGCCCGTGGCCGGCGAGGCCGTGGTGGGCACCAACACAATGCAGGGGAGGCACGAAGCCTGCACGCTGTACGTTCCCAAGGACGACACCCACGCCTGGGAAGGCTGCGAGGTGGAGTTCTGGGGCAAGCGCTGGCGGGTGTACGGCGCGCCGATCCGCTACCCGCCGCGGCTGCTGCCCGCCTCGATCGACTGGAACCTGACCGTGCAGGTGGAGCGCTATGAGTAATTTTACGTTTGAGCTGAACCACGACGGCGTGCGGGAGCTGCTGATCGGCACGGAAATGCAGGCCGTATTGCAGGAAAAGGCGGACGCCATCGCCGCGCGCGCCGGGGAGGGCTACGAGACCGAGGTCTATGTGGCCCAGACCCGCGCGGTGGCGACTGTCTCCACGGCCACTCGAGAGGCCATGAAGGACAATCTGGAAAACAACACCCTGTTAGGAGCCCTGTTATGATCGAAGAACGCATTGTGCAATATCTGGCCGAGGCGCTGGACGTGCCGGTGGCCGCCGAGCGGCCCGAGCGGCCGCCCGCCCGCTTTTGCGTGGTGATGCGCAACGGCGGATCGCAATCGAACCGGATCGACCACGCGCTGGTCACGGTGCAATCCTACGCCGAAAGCACGCTGGAAGCCGCGCGGCTGAACCGCCGCGTGAAAACCGCGCTGCTGGCGATGCAGCCGGAAACGGTGAACCTCAACAGCGACTACTCTTACGACGACACACAAACCAAAGCGCACCGCTACCAGGCGGTGTTTGATATCTATTACAAGGAGGATGACGAATAATGGGCAACACTGCATCTTATGTTTCCACCGGCAAGCCCAAGACGGGCGGCTCGGTGTATCGCGCGCCGCTGGGCTCCACCCTGCCCACCGACCACAAAACCGAGCTGGACAAGGCTTTTATCTGCCTGGGCTACGTCTCGGACGCGGGCCTGACCAATAACGTAGCCCGCACCTACGGCACCATCAAGGACTGGGGCGGCACCACCGTGGCCACGCCGCAGACCGAGTTCGCCGACACCTTCGGCCTGACGTTGATCGAGAGCCTGAACCCCGACGTGCTCAAGACCGTGCACGGGTCTGCCGCCGTGACCGGCGATCTGGACACCGGCCTGACTGTGGGCGTGAGCGACGCCGAGCCGGAGGCCGGCGCATGGGTGATCGACATGATCACGCTGAATGGCTACCTCAAGCGCATCGTGATCCCCGAGGCCAAGCTGACCGGCCTGGGCGAGATCTCCTACACCGGCTCGAGCGCCGTAGGCTACCAGCTGACTTTGACCGCAACGCCGGATTCCACCGGCAAGACGCACACCGAGTATATCGGCAAATAAGGAGGGCTTTGTATGGCAGCAATCAAAGGCAAAACGAGCAGCGGCTTTGAATACGAGCTGGACGAGAACGTGCTGGACAACTGGGACCTGATGGACGCGATCCAGCGCTATAATAGCGGCGAAACGATCGTCGGCACGCTGATGCTGCGCACCCTGCTTGGCCCGGAACAGACCAAACGCCTGCGCGAATTTGCGATGACCGAAAACGGCACGCCGTCCGCCAGCAAGATGTTTGCCGTCTTTGGCGAGATCGTCAAGATGATCCCCGAGTTAAAAAAATCCTGACCCTCGCACAGTTTTTGAACCTGGACGAGGACGCCGTTGCGTGTGATCTGGCCGAGACCTATCACATCCTGGACTACCGAGCCTTGCCGCTACGCCTTGTGGCAAAGCTCGTTTTTGGTTTGCGGGGCAACTCGCGTATCAAGCTGGAAGCCTCCGGGATGAAGCATCCGCTGGAAACGGTGCTGCTGGCTGGCATCCTGGACAACACCCGCATGTTGATGTGGATGCAATCCAAGGATGGGCAGCGCGGCACCAACCGCCCCGCCCTGGTCACAGACATTGTGCTGCATGGAGCGCCGGAGCGCAGCGCGGAGCAGGATGTGCAGGCATTTGAAGACGGCGCGGCGTTCGAGCGTGCGAGGGCGGAAATTTTGAACAGAAAGGAGGAATCTCCCATTGGCAACTGAACTGGGCAAAGCCTATGTACAGATCGTGCCCTCGGCGGAGGGCATCCAGTCGGGCATTAAGGCAGCCCTGGGCGATGCTCCGGAGCAGGCCGGCAAAGAGGCCGGCAAATCGCTGGGCAGCGGGATGCTGTCCAGCGCCGCCGAGGTGCTGAGCTCGGGCGCCGCCGCGATCGCCTCTGGTATTTCCAAGGCCGCCAGCGCGGTGTGGGACCTCGCCAACGACGTGGCCTCCACGGCGGACGCAATCGACAAGCAGAGCCAGAAGCTGGGCATCTCCGCCGAAGCCTACCAGGAGTGGGATGCGATCTTGCAGCACTCCGGCACGGACATCAGCTCGATGACCGCGGCCATGAAGACCCTGACCAACGCCGTCACTGATGGCACAGACGACCAGACGGCGGCCTTTGCGGCGCTGGGCATCTCCGTGCAGGACGCGGCTGCTATGAGCCAGGAAGACCTGTTCTCGGCGGTGATTACCGGTTTGCAGGACATGGAGGAAGGCGCGGACCGTTCGGCCATCGCCACCGACCTGCTGGGCCGCTCGGCCACCGAGATGGGCGCGCTGCTGAACACCAGTGCCGAGGACACCGAGGCCATGCGCGAGGCCGTGCACGAGCTGGGCGGCGTGATGAGCAACGAGGCCGTTGCGGCAGGCGCAGCCTTTGAGGACGCATTGCAGGACCTGACCACGATCGGCGAGGGCTTTAAAAACGCTGTGGGCAGCGCGGTGCTGCCCTACATCACCGAGGCCATGACCGCGATCACGGATGGCTTTAAGAACGATGGCATCGCAGGTATGGCCGAGGCCGCCGTGGTGCTGATGAACAAATTCGCGAATCAGATCCGCGCCAGCGTGCCGCAGCTCGTCTCGACCGCTGCGGAGATGATGAACAAGTTCGCCGCCTATATTCAGGCGAACATGGGCGGCATGGTGACCAGCGGCCTGAAATCGACCGTGCAGATGGTGGCCGGCATCGCGGAGGGCCTGCCCAATCTGCTGCAATCTGCGGGCAACATGGTGCTCACGCTGGCGAAGGGCGTCCTGAGCAGCCTGCCCAGCATGGCGCAGGCCGCCGGGCAGATCAGCTATGTGGTGGCCAAGGCCGTTGCGTCAATGATCACCAGCGCGGTGACCTGGGGCAAAAACTTCGTGGTCAACCTGATCAACGGCCTGATCGCGAAATACGGCAGCATCGGCGACGCGATCAAAGGGCTGGTATCCAAGGTCGCACAGGGCATCAAAGATTTGTTGAACAAGGCGTGGGAGTGGGGCAAGAGCTTCGTTTCCAACCTGATCGCGGGCCTCAAAGGCGACTGGTCCGGCTTTACGAACGCAGCCGCCGACCTGGCGGGCGGCCTGTCCTCCTACCTGAGTCCCGAGGCGACCGAGGGCCCTCTGGCCGACGCGGACAGCTGGATGGAGGACCTGACCTCCACAATGGCCGAGGATCTGGAAGATTCTACGGTTGACATCGAGATTGCCGCCACCAGCGTGGGCGACGCGATCTCCACGCCGATCACGACCGCCGCCACCACCACCGCTAAAACGGTGACGAAAACCGCCGAGGAGATCAAGACCGCCTACGAGCAGTTGGCCGATATGCTGAGCGACAGCCCGCTGGCAAAGCTGAAATCTCTGGCCAGCGCCGTGACGAGCGGCGACTGGTCCGGCATCGGGGAATTTGTGGTCAACACGGTTTATGATGGCATGTCCAAAGCAGACCAAGATCAGGCCGTCAACACTGTGAAGGGCTGGGTGCAGCAGCTGAACGACGCCTACACCTCCGATGGCTATGCGGGCGTGATCGAGACAGGCGCAGCGATCGTGCAGACCATGGCCGACACGTTGAGCGGCAATTCCGACTCGATCATCCAGACCGTTACCGATTGGTGCACCGGCATCGGCCAGGCCGTGACGGACGCGCTGCCGTCTCTGGGCCAGTCGGCGCAGAGCTTATTCGGCGTCTTCTCCGGCGTAGTGTCCAACCTGACCAGTCTTTTCCCTGGGCTCGCATCCGTGATTGAGGTGGCCAGCGGCGCAATGGGCACGCTGAACGCTGTGATTTCGGCCAATCCGATCGGCCTCGCCGTGGCGGCCATTGCCGCGCTTGTCAGCGCGCTGGTGGGCCTGAGCCAGACCAACACCACCGTCGGCAAGGCCATTCGCAGCGTGTGGGAGGGGCTGCAAGGCGTCTTCGATGCCGTGGTCGATGCGATTTTACTGGCGCTCGGCAGTCTGCTTCAGGGGTGGATCAACCTGATCAATGGCCTGATCTGGGCGTTGAATTGTCTCCCGTGGAATAATTTTGACTACCTCAGCAATCCGGTCTTTGACCTGCTCGAGCAGCGGCAGTCGGACACCACGTATGCGGAGGACCTGCAAGCCGCAGCGGACGCCGCGAATGAGGATAAGATCAAGGAGCTGAACGACCAGATCAACACGACGCAGAGCGCCTACAAGGTACTGAGCGCCGCAATCGAGGAGTACAACCAAAACGGCAGTCTCACAGTGGACACCGCGCAAAGCCTGATGGGGTTGGATGATGCGTATCTTGCGCTGCTTCAAAAGAACGCGGACGGCACACTGGCCATCGACGAGGCCGCCTATCAGGGAATGATCGACCAGCAGATCGCTGATTTGAAAGCCGCAACGCTGGGCGGCACAAGTAAAAACGCTGCCCTGACCGCCGCGCTGCAAAGTATCACCGACGCCACGGCGGAAGCGATCGAGGACAGCACCGAAACGGCAGTGGCCGCGCTCGAAGACAACACCGAGGCCGTCCTGGCCACGAAGAAAAGCCTGGACACAATGCTGGCCGACGCCAACAAGCTGATCCTCAGCGATAACATGGCCATCACCGATACCGTGGCCGCCAGTGGCACGGCCCAGCTGGCCGCAGCGGCCAGCTACAGCAGCCGGAGCACGAACATCACGCAGAACATCTACAGCCAGGCGCTCTCCGCCGCCGACCTCGCCCGCGAAACGCGTTGGGAATACGCGCACGCGATGCTGGCGAGCTACTAAGGAGGCAGTATGAAAAACGATTATGGCCGCATTGTGACCGATGCGGGCGTTACCCTGCATTTTGGCCGGGACTACGGTGTGCCTTGGTCGGTGGACCC